TTTTAACTCCGTTAAAGAAGCCTCGAAAGACATTGCCGCTTCGCGTCACCGCACAATGATGCCATACTTCTTTTGTTGGATTTGATACGAGCTGCTCATTTCCTATATCCCACGAACTTCCATTACTGCTTGCGTAAAATCCAACTTCAGAGCCGCTACCATAGTAGATTAAAAAAGAGCTAGTATTTGTCGGCCATGTTCCTTTTGAAATTATTGCCTTGCCGTTTGATGCACTGGCGGTTAAATATAGCCAAAACTCAATAGTAAAATTTCCGCTGCCAAAATCAAAAGCAGCATTATCGGCGACACTAAGATAATCGTCAGTGCCGTCAAAATAGCCACTAGCCCCACCAAACTTGCTTTGTGCGGTGCTGATCTGCGTATTGCCGTTGGCAGTAACTGTGAAAGCGTTAGAACTGCTATCCGTAAAAGTCGTGCTGCCGTTGCTGCCGTCCATGTGCAGCAGCAGCGATACACTAGAAAAATTGGGATCAGTTTGAACACCTTCAGGCCAAATCCCTGCCCGCTGTGCCACGCTCTGCTCGTTCTGGAACCACAGGCCAGACGCTGTGCTGGTTGTCGGTGTGCGCCGCACGCCCATAAGGCCACCGTTGAAGCCAAGCATCAGCTGATGTCCTCGTAGCTGATGACCAGCTCCAGGTCGCTGGCAGCGCTGGCCTGTGCGCGGAGGCTGTGGCCTTCCTCCAGGTAGATGTATGCCTCGCGGGTTACCAGCACCTGCGTGGCATCAGGTGGCACGGTGATCGTCTTGCCGATGGCGAAGCCCGTGGTGCCGTTGTAGTGCTCCAGGCTGATGTCCGCTGCGTTGGTGCCATCCACGTTGGCGCAGTACACCGAGTTCACCTTCAGCACCTTGCCGCTGCTGGCGCCATTGCTCAGCGCCGCAGCCATCGAGGTGGTGACGGCATAGCCCACGGTCTTGCCGGTCACCGTGGTGACTGACGATCCACTTTTGATGTTTGGTGCTGCCATGGATCAGCGCCAGTCGGTGTACAGGTCTTCGCTCCAGTATAGGAACGCGGCAAAGCCATCGCCATCGCCTTCTGGCTCACCACCGCCTTCTTCGGCAAAGCCTCCAAAAATCGGCACCAGCACGGTGGGCCGGATGGTGAGCATAAGAGCTTGCATGGGAGTCCTCAGCCAGCGGTGGACAGGGCCGCCTTGAACACAACGCTCGGAGAGCCCCCTGAGAGGCTCACCAAGCGGCCTCTGACGTACGGCACGGGTACTTGCACCAACGAGTAGCCCAGGACCCCGTTAGCGGTCACTGTGACGTCACCCGTGGAGTGAAGGTTGAACCAGTCAGTCGCATCCAGGGATCCCTCCAGCCGGATCACGACGTTGGTGCCGATCGACGACACGGCCACTTGAAAGACGATGTTGTCCTGAGGGCCCAAGGCTTGGAAGCCCGTGGTCCCTGCAGCGGTCAAGGTGCCCAGGGTGGTGACGATGGGACTGGACATGAGAGCACCTAGGCAGCAACGGAATCAATGACCACAAAGTTCAGGGTCACAGCTTCGCTTAACGACCCGGCACTGGTGTTGACGACGCGGAAGATGGCAGTGCCAGCACCGACGGAAACGCAGTGGGCGCTGTACGAACCAGCGGTGCCACCCGTGCCTTGGTTGACGTTGACGACGTCGGTGCCGCTGATGGCGCTGTTGGTCATCGTGAACTGGACGGCCGTGTTGGAGGCCAAGCTGGCGTTGTGCATGGTGACGACGCCAGCCTTGGCGTTGATGGTGACGCCCTGGGTCTTGGAGGTTCCCTGGGTCACCGAAGCGCCGTAGCCAGCGCCAATGCCAATGGCCGGAGCGTTGGCAATGGTGTTGTTGGTCGGGGTCGAGATGTAGAACCCGGATGGGATGTCGGCGGGATCAGGCATGGGAGGTTCTAGGCGACCTTGCGCCGGGGCATCTGCACAATCTTATCCATATCCGGCAAGGAGGCCACCAGGTCCCCAAAGCTGGTGCCGGCCACCGGTTGAGCCGAGATGCCGTTGTCCTTGAGAAACTGACGAAGGATGTTCAGCTCAGCGGTGCTGATGGACCCATCGTCGAGCCTGGACCGCAAGTGGAGCGCCAGGTCGGTGTGGAGGTTCGACAGGACCCTTGAGGCCTCGGATTCGTTAGGGCGACCCATGGGGGCACAGGGGGGCTAGTGGGCCAATGGTAGGACCCAGGACCAGTAGTACATATGTGTGCGTGAGTGAAGAAAGAAAGGCTGCAGAAAAAAGTGGAAAGGGCTGGCTGTCCTAAGAGCTGGGGGGCCTTACCCCCCCCTCTATATATAGTATATAGATACTATATAGCTACTATGGTTAACCATAGTGTATAGCTTCCCGAAGGGAAGCGGTTAGGAGGTAAGGTAATACCAAATACATGGTTAACCTAGGAGTAATATGGTTGACCAGGATCTTCTTTCATTGGTACTGATGATAAAAATACATAGTCATCTATAGAGAACCATAGACACCTATATTCACCTTTATTAAATTATGGCGGACGTCGTTCCTTGGGGGTGGGACCAGGGGTGGGCAAAGACGGGGTAAGGGAAAATTTTGGTCCAAAAATGCGAGGGGGTTTTTGTTGGGGAAAATTTTTGACCCAAAAATGTGAAGGGCTTACGCTATAGGCGTCAGCGGGGCACACCCCCCCTCCGGGGTTGGCCCCGCTTGTCCAAAATGGACCTGGGGGCTGTCCAGAGGCGGGCAAAGCCCAGTGATACCAAGGGGTCTGGGCCATTGCGTACCTGTCAGACAGGCAGGTGCGCAGCCTGGACAGGGGGTCTGGACAAGGGTGGCCAGGGGGTCCGGTGAGAATGGTTCTCATTCTTGACCCTGGTCCCTAAATCACAAGCCGCCCCCCAAACTTCACCCGGCTTGACCTGTGCTTATACTCAAGGGGCAACCGGGCCGAAGGTCCAGGGTTGCAATACAACCAACCGCAGAAATTCAAGTGACAACGTCCTTCCTGGCCTTGTGCCTCGCAGCTCTGCTGCTGCCCCTGCTGGTGATCCTCTGGGCCACCGAGTCGACCGAGCAACGAGCACGACGCCTGAGCCGTTCTGGCTGGAGCCAGCGCCGCATTGCCGAGCATCTGGGTGTCACCCGGTACCGGGTGCGCTTGGCCCTGGCTTGAGACCCCTCCCATCCATCCCATCCGCAGACCTGAAGCCATGACAACGACAACAGCAACAGCAACACCAGCCGAGCGCCTGCTGGCCGATTACGCCGTGCCCATTGACCGAGCAGCCCAGGAACTGGCCGACAGCAAAACCGCGATGCTGAGTTGGGCTGGCCGTGATGGCCGGTACACCCTCGACGACCTGGAAGCCATCCTGAAGGGCCACGGCGAGACTCTCCGGGCCTGGGTCGACGACTGCGACGCGCACGGCTTCGACGCCGTTTACGACGCGGTCGCCCTGCTGACCTGGCTGGGGTATTGATTCAATGCGAGACCCTAAGCCCAACCCATGGCCCGGAAACCCCAACGCCTACGAGTGCCCGTGGGGATGCAATGGCACCGGGACCATGCCGTGGTTCGCCCATGTTCAAGACGGCATCTGCTTTAGCTGTAAGGGCGAGGGCTGGATTCTGGGACGGGGCCACGCTGCCCCAGCTCCAGCCCCAGCCCCGAGACGTCGCCGCCAATGGCGCCGAGTCGGCTCTCAGTTAATCGAGACGACCTAGGCCGCAGTTACACCGGGCCCTCATTGGGCCCCCATTCAATCAACCCTGTTGCTCCGGCGTTAGCCGGTAGGCAGGGCCTCAACAACAACACCGCAGAAAATCACCGTGACAACAGCAACAACACCGACGACAGAGCTCAGCCAAGCTGAGGCCAACGCCAAGGCATGGGCCGAAAGCATCGACGCCGCCCATGAGGCCTGGCAATTCTGCGTCGAGGAAGGCGAAGGCAAGCACCTCTCAACCGAAGCCAAGGCAGTGCTCAAAAAGCACGGCTACGACGGCGCCAACCACGACGTGGTGGCCCAATGGATCGAGGACGCCATGCAGGAAGCTGCGCTGTTGGTCGAGATCCGGGAGGGTTGGCGGTGCCCGGGAGAGTCGGCATCCATGGAGCCAACTGAGTTTCAGGTGCTCATCACCACAGGCGGGCCAGCACTTCGCCTAATGGGTGAGCTGTGCAACGGCGAGCCTGAGCGCTGCTGGTTTGAGCACCAGGACTGGGGCACACCTTGGACCCGGTACCACAGCCCGGACACCGTCGACGCCCGGCTCTGGTTTGCTGGTCTGTTCTGCTGGGAAGGCTGACCCATGCGACACCCACTCGCCGCGGTCCTAGCCGTCGTTTCCATGACCTCGGCGCTCTGGTTCTTGACCCTGGCCCAGCTGCCGCGGCCTACGGTCTACACCTCGATCCCCGATCACTCAACTCGCATCCATTTTCCCGGACCATGAACAACACCCTCGACCGCACTGACACTCATCTCATCACGTTGACCATGACCGAAGGTCATTGGCTCCGAATCCGTGCCGCCCTGCTGTGCGCTGCTGAGGATCTGGCGCAAGCTGGGTCCGACCAGGCGCCGCAGTACAAACACAGTCACGAGCTGGTGAAGCTGGGCCTTGAGCCCTGGATCGGCGGCCACGCCAACACCTTGGCCTGACGACAGCACGGAGGGGTGCTTGCACCCTTCTCTGCTGCCCTCACAGCAGCAACACACCCAACGCAGCCACGCACCATGAACAGCACAGCACCAGTTGCCCTGGTTTGGTGGAGCATCACCCACACCGCCTGGGCCTGCCAGATCGGCAACAACAAAACCCTGCACTACAACGAGCGAGACGCAATCGCCCACGGTGAACGCCTGGCAGCAGCTGTACGGCTCGGCTCCTGCATCCAGGGAGAATGGATCTAATGGCACTCACCACCACCCGCCCCAACCGCTACCACCAAGACGCCTTAGCCCTGCCAGGGGCTGAGGCCCGCAGCTACAGCCCTAAGCCTCAAAAGCTTGCACCACCTCAGCAGGGCCACCTAGCCCTTGATGGCGGTGTGCTGGGGCCCTTGTTCAATCAACCCACCAAAGAGGAGAACTGATGGCCTTTCACGTCTACGCCCACGACCAGGGCGCCGTTGATTTCGTTGACAGCTACAGCACCAGGGCCGAAGCGCAGGCCGCGATTAGGCGGACGATTGCTGAGATCGAGGCACACCCGAGCCACTGGGACTGGGCTTGCCCCTGGTTCCAGATCACAACGGAGCCACCGCACC